ATGCGTTTCTTATGTACCCCGACTTACTCATCTGATGCATTCTTTAAACAAAAAGATAAGTTAGAAAGATGTATGACCTTAAGAAATCCTGTGGATAGTCATAGAAGATTTGATCCTGGCTTTACACCAGATCCAGATAAAACATATTATGTCCATGCTGACCTTGCACAAAAGCATGACAAATGTGCAGTGGCAATTGCACATGTTGATAAGTGGGTTAATATTCAGGTTATTAAAGATTATGAACAGGTAGCGCCAATAGTAATTGTTGATGCCGTTGCTTGGTGGGAGCCAAAGGTAGAGGGGCCAGTCAATCTATCTGAGGTAAAACTATGGATACAAAACCTTCGAAGAGAAGGATTTAATATTGGAATGGTATCGTTCGATAGATGGCAGTCTTTTGATATTCAAAATGAATTAAAGGCTGTTGGAATAAGAACTGATACTGTTTCTGTTGCTAAAAAACACTATGAGGATTTAGCAATGATGATATATGAAGAAAGAGTTGCTATGCCAATGATTCCTTTATTGCTTGAAGAGATGAGCGAACTTAAGATTATGAGAAATAACAGAGTCGACCATCCACGCAAGAAATCTAAGGACTTGGCAGATGCCGTTTGTGGGGCGGTATTTGGAGCAATATCCCATACCAGTAAGGATTCCAACCTAGAAATTGACATCCATACCTGGTCTACTGCATCCCGACTTGCACAAAAGCAAAGGGATATGGTAGAATTAGAATCTAGGGAAATTCCTGAAGATATCAGAGATTTCCTAGATGAATACAAATTAATTTAATCAAACAAGGAGAAAAATGAATTCATTTAAGAAAATCGCTCTTGCCATGGTTGCAGCCATGACATTGGGCACAGTGGTAGCAACACCTGCAAGTGCTGCTGTAATGACAGTAGCAGTAACTCTTGGAGCAGCAAATACAGATAAGTCATCTGCTTCAGCAATTGCTACGCCTGCTGCATTACCAGTACCATCAGACAACAAGATTGATGTAACAGATGCACTTAAGTTTGTTGCAACAGTTGACACAGGAACAGTAGTTACTGTAGTAACAACAAATGCAACAATCGTATCTGCTCTACACACAGATGCTGCACCAGTAGGGGCATTGTCAGGATCATCATCTTTGACAGTTGCAACTGGTACAGGAACAACAGCAACATTTTATGTCTACACAAAGACAACAGCAATTGGCACAGTTGTAATCACTAACGGTGGAACAACTCTTACCTACTACGTACAAGGTACTGCTGGTTTAATTAATAACCTAACAGTCTCTGCACCTGCTTCAGGTGCTGCTGGTACAAAGCAAGATATTCTAGTTACAGCAACAGACGTATTCGGAAACAAAGTTTCTGGTAAAAATATTGCTGCAACAGTATTTGCTGCAACAGCAACACTTACTGCAACACCAGTATTAACTGGTGCTACGCTTTCAGATTTTGGAGTTGCAAAGTTTAGTGCAACACTTCCAACAACTGGAACACGATCATTAATCATGTTTGCTCCAACAACTGCGGGAGATGCAGAGGCAGCAGATGTAGTTGGTCTAACTGCTCGCACACTTGCACCATTTGCAGAAATTGCAGTTCGTGATCTAGTATCAGAACTTGCTGCACAAACTGCTGCTAAAGATGCAGCACTTGCTGCTAAGGCAATTTCAGATGCCGCAGTTGTAAAGGCTAACGCTGATGCCGCTGCTGCTCTTGTTGCTGAGAAGGCTGCTTCTGCTGCTGCTCTTGCTGCTGAAAAGGCTGCTTCTGCTAAGGCACTTGCTGATGCAAAGACTGCTTCAGATGCAGTTGTCCTTGCTAAGGATGCAACTATCGCAAAGTTAACTGCAGATAACGCTGCAGCACTTAAGTCAATTAAGGATGCTTTTAATGCACTTGCAAAGAAGTGGAACGTAAAGAATCCAAAGGCTAAGGTTACTTTAGTCAAGTAATTAGTCCAACAACTAGGGGAGCCATTAATTTGGCTCCCTTTTTTGTTATATTATTATGTCTAACTGAATAATTTGATATAATAAGCAAGAGGAGAGTCCACCACTTGAATAAACTCTTGCGTATATCTACGGTTATTTTACTTGCTTTTGGATGGTTATTTATAGCACCAACAGAGGCTAACTCTGACGATCCATTAACAGTTGCAGCCCAAGAAATACAGGAACTTAATAACAGTATAAATAATCTTGGATATAAGGATGAATTCATATCTCTAATTGAAGAAGCAGAAGATAAATACGACCTTGCGGTATCTGCACAATCAGCCCAGACTCAAACCTCTGACCTATATGATGACTCCCTTGACGCAGAAATCACGGCACTTGAAGAAAAAGACTTAGCCCAATCAGCAGTAGATGAACAAACAGTAGAAGTATCCACTGCTTTAGAAAATAAGAATGATGCCTACGATGCCCTTGGCATAGCCAATATTAATCTATCAAATGCCCAACAAGCATTAAATAGTGCTGGTGGAGCAGGACTGGAATATACTGTTTATACCTTATTAAGAAATGGTAGCCAAGCAGTCACTGGATCTGTTATATGTAGTGGTACGTGGAATTCAAATTCAATGCAACTTCCAGTTTGCGGTAATCGGTATGAAAACTTTATAGTTAATTTTAGTGGTCGGATTACAGCACCTTCATGGTTTACACAAACATATTTTGCAGGTTATACAGATGATGGTTTTAGAATGTATGTCGATGGTCAACTTGCTGTTGATAACTGGGTAGAGCAAGGAACAACTTGGAGTGATTACTCTCCCGTATATGATGTTAGTGAAGACAAAACTTTAGATGTAGAAATATGGTGGTACAACGGAGGAGGCCCTGGATCCTACCTTCTTGGCTGGGGAATCCCTGGAGGGTGGACTAGTGCAGGTTGTGACTATGCTGGCAACCCAAGAGTATGGGGACAAAACTTTAGTTGCAATCTTAATACATTTTTTCATGGATCTGAAGCAACCCAAGAACAAACCAACGACTACAACAACTCCCTTGCTGCAAAGAACTCAGCACAGGATGTATACAATGACAAACTAAATGTTTATAACCAAGCAGTTTCAACATTAAATGGTTACAATCAAACCTTAACTAATAAAACAAATGAATATAATAACTCAGTTTTAAATGTTGCAACGGCATTGCAAAATAAAAATAATGCTATTAACGCATATGAGCAAGCAATTAATAATGTTAACAGTGCAATTAATGACGCATGGCGTTACTATGATGAGCAATCACAAAGAGAAATTCAATCTGCTATTGCTCAAGCAGCAGCCAATGCTGCAGCCAATCAGCCTACCCCAGAACTAAGCCCAGAGCCAACTGCTGAAGAGCCACCTACTCCTGAGCCAAGTCCAGAACCAACTGCTGAGGAACCACCAACACCAGAGCCAAGCCCTGAACCTACACCAGAAGAGCCTCCTACCCCAGAGCCTTCTCCAGAGCCTACAGTGGACCCTACAGACCAGCCTACACCTGAGCCTACCCCAGAGGAACCCCCAACTCCAGAACCAACTGAAGAGCCTGCTCCAGAACCATCTCCAGAACCTGGACCAGATCCAGAACCAGAAGAGAATCCTTGGACTGAGCCAGATGTAGAAATTAAAGATGAGGTCTTAGCAGCATTGGTTCCTGAAAAAGGAACTGGAACATCAGAAGATTTATCTGGAGTTATTGCTAACCTTACAAGCAAAGATAATAAGTTAGTTACTCTTTCTGCTGAACAAATCACAGCAGTTAGCCAAACACTTAGAGCCTTGACTCAAGAAGCAAAGCAAGAAGTTGCAAGTGATCTTGGTATTAAGCCTTCAGAAGTTGCACAGATTGCTGAGCAGATGAAGTCTAACCCAGCACTTGCTTCAGCATTTGTTGAGTTCTCAGAAAGATCAGGGGATGCGGGACAAACCCCAATGCCATTTACATTAGCAGATGCAGTAACAGAGGTACAAACAGAAGCATTCTTAGCAGATCCACTTGCAGCAGTATTTGAGGTGGATGTTACAGAACTCCTATCTAATTTCTCTGAATTAGGTATGGACATGACAGACGATCAGAGAGAGAAAGCGCAAGAAGTAATTGTCCCAGTGGTCATTGCATCACAAATTGCGGCATCAGTAATAAGGAGGAACAAATGAAAATAATCAACAAAGCCATTAATCTAATAGGTAAAATCTTAAAAGGATTAATTAAATGGTTTAAAGATGCAGGAATGGAATTAATTGCACAAGCATTCACCCTCCTTGGCTTCTTTATCGCATGGCTAACTTTGACGGGATCAGCAAGAGACATCGTTGGTATTGCAGTATTAATAACAACAGTAATCTGGCTAATCACAATACCACTACGAAAGGAAGATTAAAATGGCAACTAAAAAAATAGTAGAACCCCCTAAAAATGAACACCCACAAAAAGCAATAACAAATATATTAATGAGAATTCTTGCGGTATTTGCAGCATCAGGATTATCGGTCTTGGGAGCGGGAGCCGTTGTAGGAATTGATACTATTCAGGCAGTTATGCTTGCAGGACTATTGGGTGTAGCAACAGTTATAGAAAGACTGGCTAGGGCTTTTTTGGACGATGGAAAACTTTCATTGTCAGAAATCAATGATGCGTTTAAATCAGTAGACAAAAAGGCTAATTAGTTATATTTAAACCTGCTTGACACCCCTCCTATGGCAATGGTATACTTAAATATACCTAGTCTGGGAGGGGTTTCTTGTGACCTGTATTGCTGTAGTTCGCCATGAAGATAAAGTTTATATGGCTGGAGATCGTGGAGCATCAGATGATGGAACCATTCTAGCACTTGAAGCACCAAAGGTT